CTCGAGCATGCGGAACGGGAAGTTCTTCTGCACACCCCAGCGGATGCCCTGCTGGAAGTCTCCGACGATCGCGCGGACACCGTTGTCGGTGGCGTCGCCGTCGCGGGCCTTACCGGACACCGTCGACGAGGTTGCGGCGTTGACGCCTTCGAACGACGACAGGTTGTTGCCGAGGCCCAGCTCCGGGTACTTCTTGCGTCCGTCGTTGAAGCGGGCAGTCGACAGCGTCCACGCGTACTGCGGGTCGAACGCGACACCGTTGACGGAATAGCCGTCAGCGATCACCAGGCCTGCGGCCTGCTCGAAGTCGATGTCGGCGTTGTCGCCGGCGGTGACGCGCTTCGTGGTCGAGTTGAGGTAGTTCGTCCACGAAAGTTCAGTGCCGGTGCGAGGATTCAGCCGGTAGTACAGGCCGAGGTCCAATCCGCGCGAGATCGCCCGCGCGCACTTCTCCTGATACTTGGCGAGGATCGACATCTGGTAGTCCTCGTCGGCCCACTTGAACTCTTCGGAGGTCCGCATCTGCACGACCGCCTTGTGCGGCACAGCGGTCACGAACGACGGCTTCGCGATGTCGGAGCCCTTGTGCGCGGACTCCTCGACGAACTCGGCGGTCAGATCCTCATCGAACGTAATGATGTTCACGTTGCCGAAGCGCATCGGCTCCTGGCCGCTCAACGCGGCGACGGTCGAGCCGGTCTTCGTGCGCTCGACGATGCCGGCGGCGATGTTGGTTGGCAGAAACAGGTCGGTGCTTTGCAAAGCGGTCATGCTGTTTTACTCCTAGTGTGAGTGCGTTATACCTGGCCGTTGATCGAACGCAGGAACTCTCGCGTCGGATCAGACGGGCTCGGGTTCGGGTTGCTGCCCTCGCGGGGCACATAGTTCTTGCGCTTACCCGATTGACCGACCAACCTTTCGGCCTGCTTGAGCAGCAGATCCGGTTCGGTGGCCGTTAAGAGCAGGTCGGCGTCCTCCTGTTCGATTCCGTGCAGAACGATCAGGTGGGCTTTGAGTGCTTCGCACACTTTCGCCGGGATGCCGGCGACTGCGGCGTCGGCCTGCGCTAGACGGTCTTCGACTTCTTTCGCTTGCAGCGACGCCTTCTCCGATTCGAGTTTCCGCTCTTCCTCGATCTGGTCGAGTCGTGCTTGTCTCGCATGGAGTTTCGTCTTCTGCGCGACGAACGCTTTAACCAGAGGGTGATCCTCCGGGTACTGCTCGAAGTCGATCTGCTCGGTGTCTTCGGTTTCCGTTTCGGTTTCCTCGGCCACCGGTTCGGTTGGCTCTAGAAAGGTCGGGGTCGGTGTTTCGGGCATGCGGTGTTCTCCCAATTTCTGGGTTGGCCCCGATCCGTTCGGTCGGGGAGGTCTTTAGGTGAGGTTCGCGGCGATCCACGCACGCGCGGCGGCGTTCTTTTCTGCCAGCTGCTCGTCGGTCAGGCCGGCGTTCGTGAACGACTTCGTGTACTTCTTCACCGGCAGCGGCTTGCCGCCCCACGCCGGCACCGCTTCGCAGTAGCAGTGATCGTGACACGCGAACGTCGCGGTCGACTTGCGGTACACCGCGCCACGGTCGGCGACCATGCGGCAGAAATTGCAGGCGTCCGGCCGGCAGCGACGTTGATAGCCGTAGGACTTCGGGTCGGCGACCGAAGAGTCCACGATCGTCTTGTTGCCGGTGTTGACGATGCGCTTCTGTAATCCTGCTTCGGCGCGTGACTGCGACGACACGATGTCGGGGATCTCGTAGAACAGCGGCTCGGTCGCCCAGCCTGCGAGGGCTTCCGCGCCGAGATCTCCCAGCGGCGCGACGATCGCCTGAAAGCGTCCCTCGATGTCGTTCTCTTCGCGCAGCCGGTCGTAATGGTCGGCCGCTGCTGCCGCGCCCGCCAGGGCCCACGTGTCGACGAGGCCGGGCATCGTTTCGCGCAGCGCGGCGGCGATCAGATCCGGCGACTCGAGCTCGTAAACCATCGACAGGTCAGCGACCGCCAGGCCGGTGATCACCGTGAGGTCAGACGACAGCGTCGCCGGCATCTGGCTGCTGCTGCCTGATCGCGTCGAGCGCGGAACGCATCACCGTCGTCGAGCCGAGGTTGCGTCGCTTCTCCGACATCGCCTGGGTGATCTGCTGATCGGTCAGCCCGAGAAGTTCAAGCCCGACGCTGGTTTCGGCGAGCCACGGCACAGCGGTCAGTTGTTTCATGCCGGCGTCGGCCTGCGCCGCGCGCGACATATACATCGGCGAACGCCACTTCGCCGAGATCGTCGACCACTGCTCGGGCACCGACTGCTCGTTGTTCTGCATCGCCAGCGCGCGGCCCATCAGCCGTTTAATCGACGGTGTCCAGCCGTCGGTCGCCGACTCCGCTTCCCGGATCAGATCCTCGCGGGCGGCGATGTAGGAGTCCGCCGACGTCGGGTTCGACATATCGGAGACACCGAGCGACGTGATCGGGATAGATGTCTCGCCGGCGAACAGCTGCGCCTGCTGCTTCAACGCGTCAAGGTGCGGCTGCGGGCTCGCCGCCGGGAACTGCTTGACGTCGGCGCGGGCCAGCGACTCGGGTGCGTCGTCGTCGTCGGGCACGCCTTTGATGCGGCCGAGCATCACCTCCCAGGACGGCTTCTGCGAGCCGTCCGGGTTGCGGAACACACTCATATCCGCGCCGAGCATCCACATCTCGGGAAAGCTATAGACGTCCATGTGCGCTTCGAGTCGGATCACGGTGCGTAACGCCTGATCGTGGTGCGACATCACCGCGCGGCTGATGCGCGACGAGCCCCACGGCCGGTCGGTGCGCGGCTGGAAGATCATCGCGTCGGCCGGAACTCCGTAGCTGTGAAAGCTTCGATCAACCTGCCAGCCCGCTTGCGGATCTTTGATCGCCGAGATCGTTTCGCCGTCAAGGTACAAGGCGAGCTCGGCCGGCCGGCCGTCTCCGTCGCGGCCAATGATCGACAGCAGGTTGTCGAGCCGGCGGGTGCGCCGATTCAAGTCTCCGGTCGCGTTCAACGCGTCCTTGAAGTGGATTAACGCCGGCGGCTCCCCGGGCCCGCCTTGTGAGTTGATGCCGAACACCACGCCGTAGATCATCGACGACACGAACGCTGACTGCGCCTCGGCGAGAAGATAGTTCGACTCGACGAGCTCCCTGATGCCGAGTGCTTCGAGGTCGCCGTCTGGCCACACAAACCCGTCGATGTTGGTTCGGCGGGCGAGCATATCGACCGCTTTCGCTGACCAGCCCAAGACAAGGCCGAGCCGGTAATACTGCGGCGGGATGACGGTGCCGACCTGTTTGATCGCGCGCCGGCCGTCGTAGTACGAGGCGCGCAGGTAGTTGCGGTGCTGCCGATCCTCTAGTTGCTCGAGGAGATGGTTCAGCAGACGGTCTTCGTCGTCACTCAAGCCGGGAAGGTGGATGTGCTCGATCACAGCAGCACGGCCCTCCTTCCTGTTCGTGACGTTCGTTTCTGGGCGGGTTTAGTCGACGCTGACAGCAGCGCGAGGGTCGCCGCGACGAGCGGCTGTATCGACACGGTGGCGTCGCGGCGGTCCCAGCCCCAGCCGCCGGCGTCGCCGATCGGACGTTTACGCGCGCCGTTGACCGCCGCCGACAGCGACTCCTGGTTCGCGTGCGTCAACGTCTGCGCGGCGGCGCGCGTCTCGAACATGCCGCAGCCCTTCGTCATATCGCGGGCGTTCGAGCGTTTCAGTTTGACGCGCCGCGAGACGAGCTCGGGAATCATCTGCGATGCCGGCGACAGGTCGTCGATCACGACCTCCATGCGTTTACCGGCCTTCTCAACGATCCACGCCGTCGCCGCTGCGACGTCGCTGCCCGACCACACTTCTTCGACGTGGATGCGGTCGTCGATCACCCACGCCGCTGCGACCGAGATCTGCAAGCCGTGCGACATATCGACACCTAACGCCGCCGGCGCGGTGCCGGCCGGCGGGCCGGCGGCGTGCAGTTTGCGCCACTCCGACGGTTTCACCACCGGAATGTGACGCGCTAACGACGGCCAGATCCCCAGCCGCTCGAGGCGGAACTGCTCTTCGGACATCGACGCGAGCTCCGTCGCGATCGCCTCATAGTCGATGCGTTTCCCGTAGGCGGGGTTCGCCGACGCCCACGTCTCCGGTTCTTCGATCGGTGCGTCCGGGTCAGCCGACCATTCGAGATAAGCGATGCGCTGCTCTTTGCCCTCTAAGCCGATCGCGCGTAGACGTTCGAAGATCTCGGCGTCGTCGTTCTCGGTCGGCGGCGTCCCCAACAGCCAGGCTTGCGGGTTCGGGCGCGCCGACATCGTGGGCAGGATCGAAGCCCACGCCGAGGCACCAAGTATCTGCGCTTCATCCAGCATCAGGCAGTCGCAGGAGAAGCCGCGACCACCGGAGCTCGAGCGCGCCTTGAACTTGATGACCTGCCCGGACGTAAACCGGATATGTTCGCGGTTAACGGCTTTCATCACCGAGTCGACGCGACGCTCGAGCGCGGGATGCTCTTCGATCAGGTCGAGGATCCGGCCGAACGTCTCCCGCGCGGTGTCCTGCTGATGCGCCGAAACGATGATCGTCTGCTCGTTGAAAAGCAGCACGCCGGCCAGCGCGCGCGCGACAATAAGCTGACTCTTCCCGTTCTGACGGGGCGTGCTGACCGCGATCTGGCGCGCCGCCCACATTCCGTCGGAGCGTTCACCCATCGCAGCCTGAAGCACGTTCTCTTGCCACTGATCGAGCACGACACCGAACGACGCCGACAGGTCGGCGACGTCCTCCCAGGCGTTAGCCCGGACGTTTGGCGCGTGACGAACCCGAGGTGGTGCCTGCTCGCCGAGCAGCGCGCCGCGCCGCGATCTCGTCAACAGAGTCGCCTTCCATTACTTGCGCCGCGACGCCGAGCAGCTGCGCCTGACGCTCAAGGATCCTTCGGCAGATCTCCGCCGATCGGTGATCGCCGCGCAAAGCCGGTGCCCAGTGCGCCTTAAACAGGGCCTCGGTGCGTTCCTGATGTATCGCTCGGGCGTTCTGCATCAGCAGCGCACGACGCGAACTAGAGTCCTCTATCGCCGCCGCGACGATGTCGGTCACCTTCTTCTCGTCGACGTCGACCGCCGAAGCGATCTGCGGGAACGTCGCGCCGGCGAGGAACAGTTGCAGCACGCGCTGCGACAACTCGTTCACCGCGCGAAGCCGATCACGATGACCCACTGATGCCAGCGGAACACCACATCGACGCCGTGCCAGCCGGCCTCATACAACTGGCCGATCAACTGATTCATCGACTGCGGCATCAGCACTCCCCTCAACGCGCGCGCTTTCGAGCGGATCGCGGTGTCGGAGATCCCGGCGGCAGCTTTGAAGTCGTGCGAGGCGTCCATCGCGATCTCGGCGAGCAGCGCGTTCTGCGGGCGGATCTTCTCGGCGAGCACGATCGCCCCGCCCGGAGCCGAGCAGCGGCACGCCTCGGCGAGCACCTGCACCCGATCCTGCTCCCGCAGGAACTGCAAGGTGAACAGCGCGACGGTCAGGTCGGCGTTCGTGTGCTTGAACGGCTGCTGCAACCGCTGGTTGTGGAAGTTCGCGAGGATATTCAAGCCGGCGGTCTTGCGCTTGGCCTGCTCAAGCATCGACGGCTCTTCGTCGTAGAGCTCGGCGCGGATCCGGCGGTTCGGGTGCCGCGCGCAGATCGTCTCGAGCGTCGTGCAGGTTGACGCGCCGAGGTCGGCGAAGCAGCCGTTGTTCGGCAGCAGCCAATCGGAGAACTCGGCGACCATCGCCTGAATGTCGTCGTAGTACGGGACACTCGCGCGGACGTGCTCGTCGAACACTTCGGTCACTTCGGGAGTGAACTCCCAGCCGCCGGCCGGGAACCTGTCCGCGATGTCAGCCATACATGCGCCTGAACTCGGCCTTGTAATAGCGGGCCGGATCTCGCACCGGGATCACTTTCGACAACCCCAAACCGGTTTGGAACGCCACCTTCTCCCGGTCAGTGATCGCCGCCGGCAGCGCACCGGAATACGCGCGCGACAAGATCGCCTTGCGGGACTTCGCGTCCTTACCGGTACGCACAGCGTGCTCCGGCAGGGACAGCGCGTAGTCGACGACGCGCGGATCGCAGAACGGCAGACGCGCCTCAACGCCGTGCGCCATGAACACCTTGTTCACGCGCGGAAAGTTCTTCGACGCCTGCCGCGCGGTCAAGTTCCGCCGGTAGCCGTACCAGCCTTCTTGCCTGATGCCGTGGTAGCTCATCTCGTAACTGCCCCACAGTTCGTCGGACGCCTCCCCGGAGAACGTCACCTTGAATCCGTCATCGTCGATGCGCTGCGCTAACTGCAAACAAGCCCACCCGATCTCGGTCTGCGCCTTCGACGGCTGCTCGATCACCCGAACAACCTCCGACAGGTCATCGGCCGTCGGCGGCGGAACATCGACCTCGATCAGCGGCGCGCCGATCGTCTCGGCGACAAGCCGCGCGGCGATCAGATCCGGCGACCGGGGATCCAGCCGCGCGGTGTAGCACACCAGATCCGGGACGATCTGCTTCAAGTGCAGCGCGATGATCGCCGAGTCGATGCCGCCGGACAGCAACGTGCAAACAGGCACATCGGCGATCGAGCGTGCGGCGACAGCCTGCTCAAGTAGCAGCCGGATCCGCACCGCCGACTCCTCGAGCGTCGCGCCGGCCGGCGCAGCCTCCAACGTGTGCCAGCGGTGCGTCTTCATGCCGGTCGCGGTGATCCGGTTATACGTTCCCGCCCCGATGTCGACAACAGCCTTACCGGTCGCGTCGAGTGCTTTGCGCTCCGAGGACACAACGACCGTCGGGTGCGTCGACAAGTGCAGCGGGATCTCGCCCTGACGATCACGCGCGGCGTGCAACACGTCGGGCTCGTTCTCATCAACCCACACCGCCGCGAACATTCCGTCGATCAGCGGCAAGAAGTCCGCACCCATCGACGCCAAACCGACAGCAAGTGTCTCGGTGTCCGACTCGGTGAGCCACCGGTGATCGAACCGGCCTCGAAGCTCGCGGTGATTAAAGATCTCCCCGTTGAACGCCAGCGTGACATCGCCGAACGTGAACGGCTGATCCGAGCGCGGCTGCGGATCCTGTATCGCCAGCCGGGTGTGCCCGAGCGTCACCGCACCGACGGTCACTCTGCGCTGCGCGTCCGGGCCGCGATGCGCCAACCTTGACGGGTCGAGGCTCCGATCGAAGCCGGCGAGGATCCCGCACATCAGGCAGGCACGCACGCCAGGAGCTCATCGCGCAGCGACGCCGCGATGTGGCTCATCATTACCGGCGGCACAGCACGCCCCAGACGCTCCCAGCGTTTCGCGTACGAACCGGTCAGAACAAAGTCGTCAGGGAAGCCGCACAGCCGGCGAACCTCGAGCAGCGTGAACTTGCGCGGCGTGTCCCAGTGCGTCGGCCCCGGTATTCCGACGTTGCCGCCGGCGGCGAAGATCGTCGGCGACGGCTTGTCCGGATCAACCTTGATCAGGTTGAACTTCTTCGCTTTCGGCGACTCACCCCGGCCCAGGCGCAGCCAGAACGGGTAGATCGCGTGCTGATAGAACGTGATCTCGCGGCCCGTCTCCGGATCAACCTCGATCGGCTCGACCGCCGCCGCCGGCATAACATCGCGCACCGAATACTGATACGGCAGCGGCGACGGAAACACAGGATCGAAACCCTGATCGGCGCGCACACCAACAAAGATCAACCTTTGGCGCGCCTGCGGCACACCCAGCCACGCCGCGTTCAGCAGCTTCGCCTCAACCCGATAGCCGCAGTCACGCAGCGCAGCCAAAATAAGTTTGAAATAGCCTTTCGCCGAGCCTTTTACAAGCCCGGACACGTTCTCGGCGACGAACACCCGAGGCTGCGTCTCCCGAACAATCCGCGCGAACTGAAAGAACAAGTCATCCACGCGCTGCTCGGTGTCCGAGTAGCCCTTAACCTTGCCCCAACCCTCATGGCGTTTACCGGCAGTCGAGAACGCCGCGCACGGCGGCGACCCATCCAGCAGATCTATCGACCCGCCGCAGTGCTCCAAGATCTCAGCACCGGCCACCGTCCGAATATCCCGGTCATCGAGGAACGTCGCCGGCGACTGATTCGCCGCATAAGTATCGCGGGCAGCCTCAACAAACTCGTTGGCGTACCGCACCGAGAAGCCGGCCATCCGATAACCCAAGCTCGACCCGCCGCAGCCCGAAAACGTCGACGCAGCAACCAAACCAGTCGGCTCGATCGCCCGGATCTCGCCCATCGACGGCACCCGATACGCAGGCTTCACTACTTCGGCTGACCCGACCACTCATACCCGCACTTCGGGCAGCAATACGCAGTCGCAAGATCCTCATCGAACGTCGGAAAGTCCGTCGGCGGCGTCGGATCCTCAGTGATCCGAGTCAACGCCTTCAAGTCCGCATCCGAGTAACCAGTGCCGTCGAGATCTTCAAGCGACTCGAGCAGATCACGCAGCAAGTGCGAGTCGTAGTTACCGAGATCCGCCGACCGGTTATCCACCGCGACGATGCGCCGCGCCGACTCCTCATCGACATCGACGACGAACACGTCGAGCTCGGCCCAGCCGAGTTGCCGCGCGGCGAGCATCGTGTGATTACCGGCCAGCACTTCGTTGCGCCGGCCGGTCAGCGAGCCGGCGTTCACCACGATCGGCCGATACTGCCCGTTCACGCGCAGCGACTCGGCGATCACATCGACCTGACCACGCCGAGGATTGCCCTCAACAGTGCTCAAGTCGGCGATCGGCAGGCGTTTAATGGCCCCCAGCGAGCCGCTAGACGGCGTTTCGCCGGTCGTGCTGGTCATCTAGTCTCCGGTTCGGTAAGACTGCCGGAACGACGTTTTCGTTCCGTGTGTGAAAATCGCCTATGCACCTCGAGAGACGGAAGGAAAGGTGACATGGGTCACCTAGCCAGGGGTCAGGGGTGCGTCAGCAGACGCTGACAAAGACACCGAGCGACCACAGCACGACGTTCACGATCGTGCAGGTGGTCATCGGGTTGTTACTCGACGACCGTGCGTTCGACGGTCAGCTTCGTGGTGGTTTCGGCCTCGGCTTTGTCAAGTACGCGTTCCCACCGTTGTTGCGCGGGTTTGATCAGTCCGCCGCCGACGCCGACGATGATGACGCCGGCGGCGGTGGCGAGCACGGCGACGAGTACGGGCATGGTGACGGTGAGTGCGACACCGACCTGGTTGAGCGCGGCGATGACACCGAGTGCGATCACGAACGCTTTGGCGGCGGTGGCGAGCAGGTTGGCGTAGGACAGTCCGCCGATTGCGTTAGCGATGAGGTCGCGGACCTTCGAGGCGATCGTGGTGGCGACGACGACGAGGGCGAGTGCGACGACGAGTCGGGGTAGGAACGCGATGACGCTGGTGATGAGTGTGCTGATCGGGTTGGGGCCGAACACTCCGAAGGCGAGTTGCAGTGTGACGAGTAGCGCGGCGAAGTAGGCGAGCTTGCCGATGAGTTCGTGGCCGTAGCTTTGGCCGAGCATCTTGTTCAGTCCGGCCCGGTCGATGAGTCGGTTGAAGCCGGCGCGCAGCAGCAGGTTGGCGACGATGCGGGAGACGATGCGGGAGACGAGCCAGCCGAGCGCGAGTATGGCTACGAACAGCGCGGCTTTAGGGGCGATGGTTGCGAGCGTGCGCCAGAGTTCTTTGATCGCTTCGGTCATCGGTGGTGGTGTCCTTTGTTGGGTTACCAGGTTCGTTCGGTGACGTAGTGGACGCCGGCCGGTAGTGGGATGCTGTCGCTCTTCTCGCGGTTGCACTTGCGGTGTGAGGCGACGATGTTCTCGAGTGCGTCTAGCCCGTCTTTGTTGAGGGGGATGACGTGGTCGATTTGGAATGCGTGCGGGTCGAGCCAGTCGGCGTCGTAGTCGATGTCGTCGCCGCACCAGTGGCATGGCGGTTTGTCGCGGGCGATGATCTTGCGGTGCCTGTCTCGGCGGGTGGTGCTGCGTTTCATCGTCGTGTTGCGGCGAACCGGTCGAGTAGTTCGTCGATCCTGCGCTGGTAGATGCCGGCGGCGCGTTCGTTGTTTTCGGTGCGGGCGAGGCGAAGCCGGTGTAGGGCGTAGGTGATGTCGCGTTCGAGGACTGTTGCCACGGTCGGATCTCCGGTGGTCGTGGGTGGGGATATAGCGAAGCCCGGACAGAATCGGGGGGAGGGCTTCTGTCCGGGCTGCGCTGGCGTCATGCTCGTCACCGTTGTGCGGGCGCGCTTGTATCGCCGCCGTTGAAACTACCAGAAGAATTACATTCGTGTGGTTTTTGCCACGGCCGGCGTGTCAGTTATGACGCGGCGACGCCTTCGGGTGGTGCATAGCCGAGTAGTCGTTCGGCGAGGAACCTGAACTCGCGGGCCGGCCAGTTCGCGCCGCAGGCGAGGCAGCGGCACTCTTCGGTGGTTACTTGAAGTGAGGGTTGGCGTAGTCGTTCGCCGTCGAGGACGCGGTACGCCCACTTCTGGTTACAGCGGGGGCATGGGTTGGGCAGTGTCTTCGCTTTGGTTTCAGTGAGGGTGGTGTATCGGCGGACGAACACGTTGACGCCGCGCGCGATGTTTTCGATGGTGCCGGTGTCCTGTGGTCGCCAGGATCGCTCGAGCAGCGCGCGGAGCCTGTTGACGGTGTGGTGCTCGAAGCCGGCCGGGTTCGGTTCCCATGCTTTCGCTTGGTCGTCGATGTCGCGGCACAGGTCGAGTCCGTCGATCCATAGCGGTGGCTGCGGCTCGGAGGGTTGTCGGGTTGAGCCGGCGCGGTGTCCGTGGATCGCATGCCGAAGTTCGGTGTAGATGCTGTCGATCCAGATGACGTTGTTTGCGATCGTGGTGGGTCGTGGGTCGATGAGTGCGGTGATCGCGTTCTCGAGTTGTCGTAGCGCGTCGGGCAGGGTGCGTTCGTCGGTCATGGTTTCTCTTCCTGGCCGAAGCCTGCGCTGTGGTGTCGGAGGATGGTGACGAGGTCGTCGCAGAACGGTCGTGCGGCTGGTGTCTGGGCGGCGTAGTCGTCGATAACGCTTGCGGCGTGGCCGAGTGCGTAGCGGACGGCGTCGGTGATGCTGGCGCGTATCGCCGCCGCGTGGTCGTCGTCGGTCACTGCGCCTCCCATAGCGTGCGCTGGATGCTGTGCTCGGTGGTGTCGACTCTCGGCCTGGTCTTGCTTTGCGCGGCCCATCCTTTGCGTGGTGAGCGTTCGGCGACGATGCGCCAGCCGGCGGCGCGCAGCGAGGATCCTGTCTCGCCGGCGCGCGTGTATGTGATCAGCCGGCGGTAGCCCATCGCTTTGGTCGCCCGCCATGCAGCTGCGTACAGCATCGAGTTTGCGTTCGGTGTGCCGTCGGTGCAGGTGCGGTTCACTTCGAGGGTCCAGCCGTCGTCGAAGTGCCGCGCGACTGGCCGGCCGATCATGGCGACGCCGACGATCTTGTCGTCCGCTGACACTCCGATGCTGAACTTATGGCCAGGTGGCGGTTTGTGGTGCCGGTGGTGGTCGCCGACGAACGTTGCGGCCTCGAGGAATGTCAGCGGCACGACGTCGAGGCAGTTCACTCGTCGGCCTTCCAGTCGGTGACCCAGCGGTGAACGGTGTGACGGTTGTCGCCGCCCCACAGCGGGCCGGTCGTGTTCGAGCGTTGACCGTGCTCGATCCGCAGACCGAGCTCGACGATGATCGCGTCGGCCTGCCGGTAGGCGGCGGTCGGTGTGGTCATGCCGAACGCATCGCGTTGCAGAACTTCGGCGATGCGCCGGCGCAGATCGTCACTCATCGTCGTGCTCTTCGTCGATTGCCTTCTCTAAGGCTTTGAACGCGCCGCCGAGCAGCGCGGCGAACTGCTCGCCGGTCTGCGCGGCGTCAAGCATCTCCGGGAACGTCTTCGGGTCGGTCACTGCTGCTGTGCTCCTGTCGTGATGTGGTAACTCGCTGCGTCCGGTGTAGGGCTGCACGACGCGAACGCCACTAACAGACCTGTGAGTAGTCCGGCGACGAACGCCATGACCGCGATGTCCTTGATCGTGTAGTTCACGGCTGCTGCATCCTCCCGATGTGGATCACCCGGCCGAGTAGGTCGTGCTGGATACCGCCGCGTCTCAAGCAGAGCTCGCCGGCCGGTGCGCGGCACTGATCGCAGCGGCGCGTCAACGCCTCCCGGACGATCGCGCTGTCCGGGTCTGTCAACTGTTCGGTAAGCCGAGTCACTTCGAGTCGCCTCGCAGTGAGTACATGCGCTGTTTGATCGCTTCGACGTCGCTGCGGCGCAGAACGTCGAGAAGCCGGCCGCTGCGATCGGGCTGCGGATCGTATTGCAGCAGCCCTTGTCGAATGACGCCGCGCAGAACGGCGGTGTCGACGCCGAGATGCTTCGCAGCCCCTGCTGTGCTGACGTGCGTTTCGCGCCAGTCGAGGCGTCTGCTGCGGCGTTTCTCGGTCATCAGAACGGCGGCAATCCGTCGTCGCCGATCGCCGGCGAGGAGCCCCAAGGGTCATCTTCGGACGCCGGCGCGGTCTGCTTCGGCTGCTGACGCCCCGCAGCGGTCTTCTCGACCTTCGCGCGCGCGTACCGCAGCGACGGGCCGAGCTCGTCGACGTCGAGCTCGACGACGGTGCGTTTCTCGCCCTCGCGTGTTTCGAAGCTGCGTTGCTTGAGCCGGCCGGTCGCGATCACCCGAGAACCCCGGGTCAGTGACTCGGCGGCGTTCTCGGCGGCTTCCCGCCAGATCGAGCAGTTCAAGAACAACGGCTGGCCGTCTTTCCAGCCGTCGCCGTCCTTGACGCGCGGCGTCGACGCGATCGTGAAGTTCGCGACCGCCGCCCCGTTCGGTGTGAACCGGAGCTCCGGATCTGCGGTCAGGTTGCCGACGATCGTGATGATGGTTTCGTTCACTTAGCTGTCCTTCGTTTTGTTGATGCGGGAGACGTGCGCCGGGAAACGCTCGAGCGGTTCACCGGTGATCGTGTTTCGGCACAGTTCGCCGATCGGTGCGTGGCAGTCCGGGCACAAGATCGTCAGCGCGTCGGTTTGGATGCGTGACCCTGTCCAGTTAGGCATCGGTCACCCGGAACTGTTCGGGGTTGTCTTCGATGCGCCGAGCGAGCGCAGCGAGATCGCCGGCGAACGGTTTGTCCTCACCGCCGCCGGACTTCTTGCCGCTTTTCTCGCGCGCGATACGTAACGAGACATAGCTACTTAGTTGAGTAGTTCTTACGTAAGTACGTCCGTTACGTACGTGCATCTGCTCGTCGCAATGCGAACGCATATGCTCGGCGCATATGCTCGGGGCATGCTCAAGCATCCGGGTGCCACCGTTTCAGCGCGGCTTCTCGAGCCTTCTTAGAACGCAGCCGAGAAGCCTCGTCGGAGATCTGAAACTCGTCCCAGCCGTTGATGTACCAGCCGCCGACGTCGTCGTGCCATAACCCGGCTTTTACGAGGTCATCGGCGTCGCGCTTCGTCGCGTGGATGAACGGTAGGCACGTCTTCGGTACGTAGCCGTCGGTGCCGTGCTGTCCGGCGTACGCGAGCGCGGCGACGTACACGAACGCCGCGCGCCACCGGCCGGCGGTGGTCAACTCGAGCACCTTCGGATTAGAGGGAAATTGTGTATCGAGACGAACCCAAGGCAGTCCCATTAGCGCGCCTTCCATGTTGTATTTAGGGCCGAAGCGGGCACAAACCAGGCTGCTTCTCGGCCTCCGTGGGTCTGTTTCCACTCGTCTTTGCGGGCGTTTTCGCCCTTGATCCAGCCGCGCACGCGATAAAACGGTGCGGTGCCGGTGACGAGCACGTAGAACTTCTGCGGGTCGTCGTCGTCTCTGATGATCAAGTCGTAGCTGTGTTTCGAGCGTGTTCGGATCTCGACGTTTCCGAGATCCGGCAGCGACCGAAACGTGTCAACAGATCCGTCCCAGTAGCGGCCGAGGAACTTCGCCGCAGCGAGCTCGCCGCACGCGCCTTCGATGTGGACGCGCCAGCCGTCGTCAGGGTTGAGCCCATGCCGGTCTTTGCGGTTCGCTGAGATCGCCGACACCTGCCGGCGCAGACCCACCGACGCAGCCATATAGACCTCATGCGGACTAAGCCGGACGTCGGTCACTGCTCGATCACCTTCCCGTCGTCGTCGAGCAGCACCCACACGCCGCGCCGCAGCACCGGCCGGCTGGCCGGCGAGATGCCCTGCGGTACTAGCCAGCCGAACTTCTCGGCGGCTTCTCGGCGGCTCTCGAAGCCGGCGTGACACGGGTAGCAGAGTGCGAGCGCGTTCGACGCGGTGTTCGTGTCCGCTGCACTCGAGCCGCCCATGCCGCGCGGCCGGCGGTGATGGATCTGCTCGGCGCGTTGATACGCGCAGCCTTCGCAGTAGCCTCCGGAACGCTCGACGACGATCTGACGAACCTTCGGGGGAAAGCCGGTCATCCTGCCCTGACCAGATCTATTTCGGCGCGCAGCGTCGTCAGCAGCGACCGGCCCGCACCGATACGTGTTTCCATCGCCCGGATCCTCAACTTCGCGGTGTCGAGGTCGTCCTTCGCGTGCTCGGCTTCGACGCGCAGGTTATGCGTCTCAACGAGCGCGAGATGCTTACGCAGATCCATCGAACCGGCGGCGCGCAGGAACGCTTCGGAGTACGCCAGTTCATAGCGCATGCGCCGGTCGGTGGCGCGCTTCGCGACGTCGCCGAGTTTGTAGACCTCGATGTCGAGCTCGCGGGATAGCTTCGACAGGTACTCGTAGGCGAGTTGCGGTGTGACGTCGGTGATCACGATGCGCTGTTCTCTTCGTCGATGATCTTCGCGAACGCTTCAATCACCGCTGCTTCTGCCTGCGCGACGCTGTGCCCGTACTCGTCAGCGAAGCGTTGACCCACATCGCCCGGCACAAGACCGTGACGCTTACACACCGACATCAGTTCGTCTTGCGCGATCCGTTTCCGGGTCGGCGGCTGCGGCGCGTCGGGATCTCCCTTCGACCACAGATCCAGTGCCATGCCGAAGCGCATGCCGGCGTTACGCAGCGCGTCGCCGATCATCTCCTTGACAGCGTTCGCGCCTTTGCGACCGCCGGCGTCGCCGTAGCCGAGTCGGGTCACGCCGCAGACGGTTAACTTGATCCACAGACCGCCGAACTCGTCGAAGCGCGGCAGCCCGTTTTCGTCGAGTGACAGCGGCTCCCACGACCACAGCGGGTCGACGTCGAGCAGACGCTGCGTCAGATAGCCGTGACCCACAAAGTCGAGCGTCACGCCGCCCTTCGGTAGCTTGCCGATCTGCTCCGGCGGGAACGGCTCGCGAAGCTTCTTCAACTGCTCCATATCGCCCATCAGTCGAGCCGCCCGAACGCGCCGGCGGACATCGACCTGTCGAACGCTGACTGCGCCTCGGCGTCCCACTCGAAGGTGCGGTGACGGTGCTTACCTTCGTGGCCGGCCGGTAACTCGCAGACCGACGAGAAGCCGCCGCGCACTTCGCACGCTTCAACAACAGCAGCTTCGGTGTACGTCAGCCGGGCTCGCTTCTCAAGGCCGGCCGCTAGCTGATGCATCGCAGCGACGTGCAGCATCTCCTGCGGGTCAGAGATGCGTTCGTCAAGCATCTCGGCGGCGAGGTTCTGGCACTCTTTGGCCATCTCTCGGATCTGTATTAGTCGACTGTCTTGCACAAGAGCTCCTTGCAGATGTAGATCGGGGCACCGGACGCCGGGCACCAGGTGCCGAGTTTGTCGCGGTGCAGACGGATGCGGTCGTTCTCGTTACGCGTCACGGTGTTGCAGCAGACGGGGCACTTGTCTTTCACTCGTCGCCCTCCCACGCGAAGTAGGGGCAGTGGCACAGTTCGCAGGCGAGGCCGGCGTCGTGCTCGAGCGCGCTGTGACCGCACAGGCAAGCCGGTGTCATGACACCGTCACATGAATGTGGTCGTAGTGGCCGGCGGTCTGCCACAGCAGATAAGAGACACCGAAGCGTCCAGACTGCGACCTGATGTCGGCGGCGATCTGATTGCCGAGCGCGGCGTCGCCGCCGACCATGATGTCGATCGCCATGCCCGACGGGTGATCCGGCAGCGGATCGGATCTGACGCCGCCGATCGACTGCACGGCCGGATAGTTCGCTTGAACGTAGTTCGCTAACGCCCACGCGTTCGGCGACAGTCCGTTGCCGCCGACGATCGGTACTGCGCCGGCCGGCGGCGCGGCGATGAGTGCGGTGACCGCTACTGCGGCGAGTCGTTTCACGGTTGGTTCCTTCCGGTCAGCAGCACGATCACCAAACCGGTGACCGCGACGAGGACTCCGGCGACGAGTTCGCCGCCGATCGGGTTCGTGTCGGTGGAGAAGATCAACGCGATCAACGCCCACAGCGCGCCGATGACCGTGGTGATCGCGCCGCCGACAGCGATGCGGATCATGCGACGCTCGTCTCGCCGTACTGCGCGACGAACGCGTCGAGCAGATACGCGTAACGGGGGCACGCTTCGAGCACCGAGATCGCGGCGACCTGTCCAGCCTGCCTCGGTGTCAACCCGTCGTCGGTGATCGCCGACATAATGCCGAGCAGCCCGTTCGTGCTGGGGAACTCCGAGAGGGTTTCGCACACTGCGCCGGCGTAGTGCGCCGCGTACGCGACGACGACCGGGTCGGCGTCTGCTTTCGCGTGCGGTGCCGAGGCGAGCAGGGTGATCATGCCGAGCAGCGCGCAGAAGAGCATCAGAAGCGCGACGCCGAGCGCGTCGAGCATCTTCGCCTTGCGGTAGCGCGACCTGTTGTTATCCTTGCTGTTGCGGTTCACTTGTTTGGTCTCCTTTCGTGGTGATCCGCTTCGCCGCCACCGACTAGTCCTCGGTGGCGGCTTCTTTTCTCCCGTTGGGAAGTTCAGTCGCCGCCCTCGAGCGCGGCGAGTTGCGCGAGCAGCAGTTCGATCAGTTCGTTGCGTTCAGTGATCGCCGCGCACTCCGGCCGGCGCGCGTTCGCAGACTTGATCGCCGCGTCCATATCGCGCAGCGCGCGCAGGTAAGACTCGTTAGTCACGCGACGTCGCTCGCCAGTTCGTCGAGAGACAGGCCGAGCAGCTTTCCGATCCGGGCGAGTTTCGAGAACGAGCACTCCTGCTCGGCGAGCTCGAGCCGAAGCAGCGTCGACGACGAGATGCCGGCGTCGCGGGCGAGGGCTTCGCGCGAGATGCCTAATTGTTCACGTCGCAGCCGCACAGCTGCGCCTAATCTCATTTTTGACACGTCGCAGACCCTAGCAGATCCGGGGTAGTGGAGCTAGCACATTCGACGTATCGTTTACGACTAAGTCGCCGGTCGGCGGCGGGCCACACTTAGGGGGGAAGGATCGACACCATGACAAGAACTCGAGAAGTCACCTGGGGTGAAGAGCTCTGGCTCGAGATCAAGAAGCTACCGAGAAGCGGACTCAAGGGCGTTCACGCCGACATCGCGAAGCTTGCCGGCGGGCTCGCCGGCGTGCGGAACACCTACGCGAAACTCGTTCACTTCGACAACCCCGAAGAGCTCGACGACGCCGACAAGGTGCGCGCCTGGCTGCTGCTGACAGCGATGGGACTCGAGCCGCAGGAGTGGGGGATCTCCGACTCGGTCATCCCGTACTTGCCAAGAAAGGACACCACCATGAACATCAGCGAGATCTCCACCAACCAGCAGGTCATCGTCCACAAGGCGCGGGGATACACGCAGCGCGGGTGGGTGCTGGAAGGCCGCAAGGGCGACAAGGTTCTCGTCCACATCCCCGCCGTCGGTGCCCAGGAGTGGCACCCGGCCAGCAAGTTGACGCTGGCCTAACCCGCCGTAACCACCACCATCCCGGCCGGGATCCGCCCGGCCACTAACCCGACGCCGGCGTTCCTCGAGCCGGCCGAACTGCGCCGCCGACTAACCGCGATACGTGAGAGCCGCCTCGGGGAATCGAACCCCGGCCCTATTCATTACAAGGCGCACGAAACCACGGTTTCCGGTTACCTATACAGGGGGCGTCTTCGATGCGCGTCGTGATGATTCAGACACAGCAAAGCGTCGAACCGGCCACAATGATCCGCGCCACGGCTAGATGCTGGAACCTGACGTTATGAGCAAACAGGGGCTAGTAGAAGCGTGGCAGATCTGGCAGTACGCGAAAGGACTCTCGAAACGCACCGTCGACGACCGCGCGGCGATCGTGCTGCGTATGGCCGACGGCGTCGGATCTGCACCGGAGTCGGTCGACACCGCCGACCTGATCGCGTGGCTCGCCGCCGGCGGCTGGTCGCCGAACACCCGGTGGACGTACTACACAGCACTGAACTCCTGGTTCGTGTGGTTGCAGCGACTCGAGCACCGCCACGACAACCCGATGATCAAGATCGACAGTCCACGCCGGCGCAAAGGCGAGCCGCACCCGATCAGCGACGCCGACCTGCGCCGGCTGCTGCGTACGCGCATGCACCGCCGCACCAGGGCGATGATCACCCTCGCGGCGTTCCAAGGGCTGCGCGTGCATGAGATCGCGAAGATCAAGGCCGATCACTTCAACCTCGCCGAGCAGTCGATGACCGTCGTCGGTAAGGGCGCGGTCAAGGCTGTGCTGCCGCTGCACCGGCGCGTCGCCACGCTGGTCTATGAGATGCCGGCGAAGGGCTTCTGGGTCCCCGGTTCGGATCAGGGGCATCAGCGGCGCGAGTCGATCTCGTCGACGATCAAAGAAGTGATGCTGCGCGCCGGCGTTCCCGGCTCGGCGCACAGCTTGCGGCACTGGTTCGGCACCGCACTCGTCGAGGCCGGCGTCGATCTCCGAACAGTTCAGGTGCTGCTGCGGCATCAGAACCTTGCGACGACCGAGATCTACACCCGGATCACTGATGAACGCCGCGCGAAAGCGATCAACAGCCTCGAGCTCGATCGGCTCGCGTTCGTCTCGTAGCAGCAACGGAAACGCCCCGCTAGCGCGACGCTAGCGGGGCGTTCTCGGTTCGGATCGGGTTAAGCCTCTTAACTCGGCGAGTGTTTCTCGACGATCGCCCAGAAGTCGATCGCGCAGATGATCGCGTTGATGTCGAGCAATCCGTCCTCGTCGAGATCGAAGCCGGCGAAGTCGCAGTCCGCTTCGTATGCCGGCCCGTAGAACTCGCTGCCGCACAGTTGCACTCCGGCCGGCAGCGCGGCGTTGATCGCCGCGCGGTAGTCGGCGACGATCGCGTCGAAGTCGACCTTGCCGGCGTGCCCGTCCGACAGCGCGTCTTGCACGCTGTCCTCGAGCGTCGTCGTCGCGTGCTCGACCCGCCGAGCCCACGACCCGTAACTCATATTCGTGATCACTGTTCTCCTCTTATCCGTTGATCTGATAATCGACATACTCTTGACCGATACGTGCGAGATACCGCTGCACGTCGGCTCGCACTTCGGAGCGTTCCAGGCCGAACGCGTTCGCCCAGTCCTCCGGGTCGACGTCGACGGTGAACGTCACACGAACCTTCATCGGACCTCGACCTCGTGCCCGGTCGTCGCGGCGTGCTGCGCGGCGCGCGCTTCGCACGCCAGCGCGTGATCGACCATGTACTCCCAGTGGCACTCGTCGCACTGCGCGATCATCGGGCTGACCCGTGCGCGCAGTTGTCCCAGCCGGCGACCCAGCCGGCGATGTACGAGTCGTCGTGGTGACGCGGGTACGCGATGCTGTACGACGCGCCGCCGCGCTGCGCGGCGTCGTGCGCGAGTTTCCCGTCGAGCTTCCCGCGCCGGTACTCGGCGATGTTGTCGATCCTCACTTGCTGTCTCCCATCGTTTTGTCGGTGACCGCGACGTCGCGGCCGGCGAGCTCGACCAGCAGCAGACCGCCGGCCGGCTCCCAGTTCGTGTAACCAAGGTGATGCCAGAACACGTCGACAAGGTCGTTGTTGAACATTCCGCCGCGAGATCCGACGACCGTGCCGATCGTGACTCGGTGCGGCCGGCTGATGTCGACGACGATGTCGCCGTGGTTCGCGCGCCGCGCACTGTTGTCGATCACTTGCTGTCTCCCTCTTCGTTGTAGATAGCGGCGACGATCTCGTCGCTGCTCATGCCGGACTTGATCATCTCGAGCATCCGCGCGTTGATCTCGGCGGACTTCTTCGCTTCGGCGGCGCGCTCGGCTTCGACGCGCGCGTTGTGCTCTTCGATCGCGCGCAGACGCTCGGCGCGCGGACCCTTAACCGAGCACGACCCGTAGTGCGGCCCGTCGGAGTAGACCGAGCCACGGATGCCGTGGCGCAGGTCGGCGAGATACCACTTACCCGCTTTGTTCTGACGCCACTCGACGTCGGTCGAGCCGCAGTCGCGGCAGCGCGCGGGGCGCGCGTTCGTGTTGGTCATGCGTTTAATGTAGCACGCTACAGCTACGGATTACTAATCCCACCACTAGAAGCGTGCTACAGTCGCCGGCATGAACCCACTAGCAGCGATAACCGCCAACCGCACGCGGTACCGCAAACTCAACGAACAAACACACGAACTCACCGCCGAGCTCGTCGAACTCGTCCGCGCGGCGTTCAACGCCGGACACACCGGCCCGGAGATCGCAGCCGCCGCCGGACTGTCACCAGAACGCACCTACCAGATCAGAGACGGACGCCGATGACCTTCCCGACCCGATACGACGCGCTCGTCGAAGCACTCGTACTCGCAGTGACCGCACCGACCGACGAGAAGGCGCAGCAGGCAGTCGAACTCGCCGAGAAGATCGCGGCGAAAGGTTTCTCGGCCGGCGACGTCGACCGCGCGAAACGCGAAGCCGAGCAGCGGCTCGCCACCGGCAGACACGACTACACCTAAGACGACAAAACAAAGGCCCCCCTCCGAAGAGGGGGGCCTTTTGTTTCGTTGGTTCTAGTGGAAGCCGAACACGTCTTCGTACTCGTACTCATACTCTTCTTCGGGCTCGGCCGGCGCGAGCTCGAAACTACCGTCGGTGTTCGTGATCCACTGCGGCCGGCGGCGCGTACCCACACCAGCGGCGAACACCGTCACACCGAAGATCTCAACGACGAGCCACATGATGTCTAGCCGACGCCGTCCCAGGTGATGTCGCACGCCGGCAGCGGCGGCGGCGGCGCGGACAGCACGTCGCGCAGCTGATCGACCGGAGTCTCACCCTTCAAGTATTGAAGGAACGCCGTATCGCGGATGCTGTTGTATCCCGTCGACGAGCGCGCCGCGTCGACGACCTGCGAGATGCACGCAAGCTTCGCGTCGGCCTGCTGGAACGCCTGACGCTGCTTCTGCGCCAGGATCACCAGGTTGCCCATCGACAACACGCCGACCATCGCGAACGCGACACCGAGGGCCATGTTCCATTTATCGCCCTTGTTGCGCCGCGCGAACGACCCGCCTAACAAGAAGCCCATGATGATGCCGACCAGCAACAGGCTGATCCATTGCTGCGTCATACTTCGTCGCCCTTCTGCTGAGTGAACCAGTAACCCATCACCGTCGTGGTGGTGGAGTCGAACGCCGCGCCGAGAGTGAACTCCGGCTTCCAGATACGCACGACGAACGACAAGCCCCACAGCGCGGCGACGAGCGCAGTCAACAACGTCTTCGGCGACGCCAGCAGTTTGTCTTTAATGTCGTTCACGCGGGATCACCGAGGCTTGGATAACCAGAAGCGGTGACCGGGCTCGTAACGATCGCGGGCGAGGCGGGCGCGGATCTCGGCGGCGTGGAATAAGCCGGCGGCGGGGGTGTCGCAGTCCTCGTCGCCGGCGTCTGCGGCCGGCTCGCCGGTAAAGGGGGCAGCGGAGCCCCGCTGTCGATGCCCTGCTTCTTGAGGATCGCGTCGACCGCTGCTTCCTCGGCGTTATCAGGCGGGAGCTCTTCAAGTTTCTCGAGTGACATCAGTAGCGCGATGCCGGCAGCCATAAGTCCGGCGGTCGCGGCCTGCTGCCAGTTCGCCGACAGCACGTTCGTCGCCGACGCGCCGAGCACACCACCGGCGGCTTGAGCGAACGTCCTGATGCACCTGACGCCGGTCTGCTGCCAGAAGCGCGCACTCGTCAGGATCGAGTCGCCCACCTAGATCACGTCCGTGATGTCGACGCCGAGCTTCGCCGCGATCCGCACCAAGATCTCGTGATTAACGCGCGCCAGTGCTGCGGCGTTGATCGAGTGACCGAAGCTGGTATCGGCGCGCGCCGGATCTCGCACGAACCCGGCGAGCTCGGCGTCACGCAGCGTGCGACCCGGCAGCCACATCGTCACTTCGTGCGCGGTATGGCTGACCTTGTCGTCGACGCTGTAAGCGGTGTACGGCTTCGGGCCGTTACGACCGATGACCGTGGCGATGCCCTCCGCCGCCGGCGGCGCGGCCGGCGCGGGCGGCGCGAGAGGCGGCGCACCCGACGCCCACACGATGCCGTGCGGGGTGACCATGCTGGCTAGTTGGGTGATGGTCACCCAGTAGGTCGACGGCTGAAACCCTGGGTCCACGATCATCGCGGTGTCGTCGGAATCGTCCGCACCGAGCACGCTGATGTAGTGGTACACGATGCCGCCGCCGTAGCCCGGTGACTGCCCCGCCGCGCCGGGCAGGTTCGGATCTGACTTCGGCACAGCGCGAGGGTAATTCGCTGGCGGCACGACCACGTTCGCGACGCATCCCCGCCCCCACGCGATCGTCCGAAAGATCCTTTCGCGCATCAGGTTAACTTCGTCCGGCGTCGGCGGATCGTTGCTCATCCACATCGAGGCGTATGCCGACTCGCCGTCGTAATGGTTGAGCCCGTTCGCGATGTTGTCGATCGACGGGGTGCCGTTCTCGGTGGTTCCCAGCACGCCGGAAAGTTCGGCTTCGGACACATTGATGCCCCGCGCGTTGAGGACCAGCTGACTCGAGCCAGGGCCGCAGTTGTAGTAGGTCTCTTGGGTTACGAGGTCGTGAGAACTGTTGTACGACAACACTTGCGCCACGCGTGGACTCCTAAGGGTTATGGGACGGCCTTAGGGCGGCGGGACGGCCAGCGGGACGGCTGCTGCACTTACTCAATTGTTTGGGACGGTCGCCGGGAGCTCGAGGGCTCCCAGGCCGGGTGACGGCCGTCCCGGGTCTCCACCCGGCCTGGGAGGGCTTACCAGTCCGGCCAGGTCTCCTCGGCGACGGCCTGCACCGCACCGATAACGAACCCGCCGGCGACCACCGCCACGAGGAGGGCGGCGGCGAACAGTGACCTCACCACCAGAGGATCCAGGCGGACAGGCCGGCCAGCGCCGAGATCAGCAGGTAGGTGCCGAGGATCCCGGTGGTCATGGTTTCGGGCTGACCGCAACGGTGATCGTGTTCATGGTGCCGCCAGCACCGCCGCCGTAGATGTCCTGAATCTGGCAGGTCTGCACCGTCTGGCTCGTCCACTTCTGGGTGAACACCCGCCCGACGTAGCCGTTATGCCCTTGGGTTGGTGTGGACGTGAAAGCAAACCCGTCGCTGGCACTCTCGGGGTAGGTGGTTCGACAGGTGAACCGGACCTCATAGGCGGGTAGGTACTCCACGTCCACCGCGTACAAGCCGGTGGACACTGCCGGTGCCATCACCTCAAACGCCAGTGACCGCCAGGTCTGCGCCGAGGAGTGCGTCAGCGAGGTTGCGCCCACGTCGGTGCTGGCGGTGTCGATGGCGAGGGTGGATGCCATGCGGGAGTTGAGGTTCTTGATGATGAAGTTGGTCGGTGCTTTGTTTGTCCACGCCCCGGTGGTGCCGTTGTTGTAGTAGTTGTGCGCCACCAGTGACCCGCCGCTGGGGTCGGTCAGGGTGATCGCCGGGGCGGTGACGGTGGTGCTGGACGGGCCGACGCTGGTGCCGACTGTCCCGAACGGGTTGACCTGATCGGCACCCCGGAACACATACATGACACCCGCCGCGTTGCCCGTCCACGTCCCGGTGCTCGCGCTGGTGCTGGTGGCCCACCTGTAGGCCAGCGTCCCAGCCGGGTTACCCGTCTGGCCGGTAGGCACCGCCGTCCACCCTGCGGGAGCCGTGGGTGCCGCCCCGCCCACTGCGTAGATCACCAGCAGGTCGTTAGGCGTGTGCGTCGGGAACGCAACGCTGGTGGTCCCGGTAAACACCTGGGAGCTGACGTAGGTAACCCGGCTGCTGTACGGAGGCCAGACGTGCTTATCACCGACGTAGGTGCGGATCACCGGGGTGGTCCCCACATACGCTTTGACGATCGGTGTGTCGCCGACTGCTGTATCGAATGGCATGTCAGCCCCTAGCCGGTGATGAAGTACACGGTTGTGGCCTGCTTGGTGAGGCCGTCGTAGGCCGATTGGGTGCCTGTCCAGATGGACATTCCGGCCACGCTGCCCGAGACCGGGTTGGTGACCGAACTGCCACCACCGCCGGCCGCCACCTGGGCGTCGACGTAAGCCTTGTTCGCCAGCTCCGGGTCGGTGGCCGGGGCCGCCGCCACGGTGATCGGGGCCGACGCGGCGATCATGGTGCCGGACTTCGACAGTGACGGGCCGCCGCTACCGAACCGGACGCCGACGCCGCTGCCCGAGGTGGTGATCGGCACATAGGCGACCACCTCTGTCGCGGTGTGGTTGATGATGTTTGACGTGTTATTGCGGAACGCGACACCGCCGCTGCCACCCAACATGTTGTAGCCGGTGCCCTTCACCGACATGGCAGTGATACCGGAAGGCAAGACAATGGCCCCGGTCATCTCCCCGCCGGTCGTGGGCAGGAACCCGGTGCCACCGCCGGAAGACGAAATCGTCCCATCAGCGGTCACCGTGATACCAGAGCCGATCTTCACACCACCCAAAACCGTTGCGGTAGCTGGAATGATCGGACCCGCTGGGCCGACGGCACCGTCGGCTCCGTCGGCGCCGTCAGCCCCGGCTGGGCCTGCGATCCCCGGAACGCCCTGCTCCCCCGGAACGCCCTGGGGCCCTTGGACTGGGCCAGCGTCCACCCACGCGGAAGTGGCTGCATCCCAAACGAATCCGTGCGCCGGGGCGGGATCCTGCACCACATACAAGTCGCCCTGGTTAGCAGAGGCGGGGAGCAGATTGGCCGTAGCCACGGTGGCGACGTATTTGATGCCAATGCCCTGGCTGCCCATTTCGCCGGGGATGCCTTGGATGCCTTGTTTACCGACCCACGGCACACCCGCACCGTCTGGGGGGAACCCGACGCCGTCGGAGTCGTACAGCAGGCCGTCGGCCTCGACGACGTAGCAGTCACCGGCGACCGCGTCGGCGGGGAGGTCGGCGTAGGTGGGGACCGCGCCCTGTATGGACAGCGAAGTGCCGTCGACACCGGCAGGCCCGACGGGACCGGGGACAGTGGAGTCAGCGCCGGCGGGGCCAGCGGGCCCCGGGACGGTGGAGTCAGCGCCAGCAGGTCCGGCCGGGCCGGCGGGGCCAGCCGGGCCGGGGACAGTGGAGGCGGGACCGGCAGGCCCGACAGGTCCGGCGGGACCGGGAGGTCCGGCGGGACCAACCCCGCCGCCACCGCCACCCGCTGCGGCCTCATCAGCGATACACGTTGGGCAGCCCCAACTCTCGGCGCGGGACTCATGGGTGTGCGGCTCGACGACTGGTTCGTTGGCGCGGGGCAGATACGTCACGGCAGGCTCCTCCTGGGTGGGGGTTTTACTTGGTCTTCTTGGCGGGTGCTTCAGCCTCGACAGGATCAACCGCAGCATCGCCGGGTGTGGTGACCACGGCAGCCGCCTCGTGCAAAACATCCCAGCCGACAAGCGGCTCGGTCTCGATCCAGGTGCGGTCGTCGGTGGAGTAGATACGCCAGTACGTTTGGTCGTACTGGCGGACGTGCAGGGCTACGTCCCCTGAGTTGGGGTGGCGTAACACCGTGCCCACCGCAGGGTCGGTGGTCACTGCCTCAAGAGCGGCCAGCACCTTCGCTGCGTCTTCTTCGGAAAGCTCTGCTCGGAGAACCTGTTCCATCTTGTTATCAACCATCTTTTTCTCCTTTAGGGCCAGGTGGTGAGTGCGGTTCTGCGCCACTGGTTCGCGGCGACACAGATGTAGTGGAAGTTCGCGTCATACGCTTCTTGCCCTGCAGTACCCGGCGAGATAGCGGTGGCCGGGACAGCAGCCCATGACCTCGCGCCCACCACATCAGCAGCGACGTGAGTGTGGCCCTTAACCTCTGCCTGCACACCGTTGATGAGAACCCGGCCAACCGACTGAGTGACAATCCTGAAATCGGCGTTACCCGAAATACCGAAACCCTCAAGGGTCGGGGTGCTGGCAACGGGCGAGTAGACGCGGAACGCACCCGTCCCTCTCGTAATCGCCTGGATGCCGACGTTAGTTCCACCGGAAGCTTCAAACCCCGGTGTCACATCGCCGCTGAAGATGCTCACAGAGTTAGGTGTCGCGGACGTTCCCTTAGCGTCGAACTGAGCGATCAGAATGTTGCTCTCGGGATCAACAACGGTGCCGATCCTCGGGGAAACCAGGACCGGGCTGCGGAACTCCATATTCGGGGACCGAACCGTCCAGGTGTTGCCCTTCACGTCAGGGCCAGTGCCGCGATACGACATTTGGCCGGCACGCCACTCCGCGAGAACCTCGCCGCCGATCTTCATCACCGACGCCCGGTAGAACACACCCTCGGTCTGATCGGTGGTTCCCAAGCGTCGGGCACCAACCTCCCACGGGGACGTGCCACCTTTGTGCATGGTGGTTCCCGGTGAGGTCTGCGCCACTGCCAGCCCTGTCCACGGCTCGTCATCGGAGAACCTGTAGAAGCTACGCAGCGTCCGCTGGAACCCGCCCACCGTGGACGGGTGGGCGTGTTTCGGGATGAAATCCACAGCGATCTGGACCCGCTGCCACGGCTGAAACGGCGGCAACGGAACCTCGTTGGGGATCAGCGACTGGAACGTGGACCCGTCCTCAGACCAGTACACACCGATCCTGCCGACAGCCGACAACACCAGTCGCGGCCCACGCAAACTCGCGGTGGACTCCTTACCCAACAGGGTTTTATCCACACCGGGAACCCAATTCGGCAAAGCAACATCAACCTCTAGCCGGATGCCCTCGGTGGGGACAGTCGCCTCAGAAGTCGGGCCTTCGATGTAGTTGCCGGTCAGCGCCGGAACATACAAGCCCGCCTGCGGGGACTTCTTCTCCGTTTCCAGGCCGCGCACGATCGGGTCATCAGCGGGAACCCGCTTGATCGTGTGGGACAGCGGCAGCGGGCGAACCCGCATCTCCCAACCGTAGTCGTAGCCGGGATATTCCAGTATCTCGGTGCCGATCACATCGAACGGTGCGACACCAGACTCCACCCGAACCGGGTAGGTCCGCGTCAACGCCCGCAACGGGCCTGCGGTGAAATTGATCGGAACCTCATCAATGACTTCGCTGACCGCCCACGTTGAACCGTTGGTGGTTGCCCACTTCTCGACGTAGTTCACCCCGGTGGCGACACCCGTCGCCCTCGCCAGCAACACCTGATCCGGCGAACCGGGAACGAAATTGATTGACGGGAAATAATTACCCGTCGTCGCTGACAAGTAGTTACCGACGCTGGTGACTTCTCCGGTTGTCCAGCCGGACCCGGTGTTTCGTGACACCCGGTACTTCGCGGTCGCCGCGAAATTAGACGGCACACCATCGGTGAACGCCAACTCCCGCACCGGCCCGTAACCCACATCGAAGCCCCACGGGCGTGACGTGCCGGCGGCGGTGAACACCACCTCAAGGCTCGCGTTCACATCCAACGGCAGGTTCGTGCCGTCCAGATTGCCCAGCACGGTGGTGCCGTCTGATTTGGTGACCGCACCCGTCGCCGCATCAACTTCGACGTACCAGATTTTGTTATACGCGGCAACAGAGTTCGTCGGGTGCGTTGACACCAAGCACCGGATGACACCATCGACCATCCGCGCCTTCATATACAACTGATTCGCTACACCACCCACAATTGGGGTGACCACAAGGTCGCGACTCACCGGGGTGCCCGTCGCCCACGCCGGGAACTTCGTCAACGTCCACTGGTTGACGTTGTAGCCGGTACGGTGCGCCACCCAAATGTCATCACCATCAACCATGACCTCGGTGTACGAAGTCCGCTGATCGGCAGGAACCGCAAAGGTTTTGATCGGCCCGAACGTCAACTCGCCGGGGCGAACCGCATCAACAACCTGATCGCTCACCCGGTAGTACATCAGGTTCTCGGTGCCGTGACCGGACCAGAACACCACCAACGGCTTCCCGGCCTTGACCGCGCACTGCGCCGGGTTGTGGTCATCGCGCAGATCGTCGCGCCCCAACTGCGACGGGCCGGTGGCAGTCGTCTGCGCGAAACCCATGAAATAACGGTGCAAATAGAACGGGCCGTCAGAATCGGTTTGCGTCCACTCCTGCACCCACGAACCCTGATCGGCGGCAACAGTGCCCATGAACACCTTGCCGTCCACGGCGACAGGCTCAGAAGTCCACCAGAAACCAGACTCATTCGGCAGTGCGTCGGCGGTGCCGATCACCTGCCCGTCGATGTTGATCGCGGCGCGGGCCGCTTCCGCGTCGGCGGCGGTGACCAGCTCGCGGCCGACAACCGACGAGTCCTCGATGCCGGTCGAGGTGACGCGCTGCGAGATCCGTTCCCAGCCGCCCGCTTTGGTGCCGTCGGCCCGGTACAGGTCGCCGGTGTCCAGGGTGAGGAACACGGTGCCGGGGGTCTGGCCGGCGGGAAGATCGGCGGCCGTAGCGACCTCGGTCAGCGACGCCCCGGGCGGGCCTGGTTCGCCTCGGGGGATGACGAAGTCGAACACGGCGTTGAGGTTGTCGCCGCTGTTCGACACCAGGGCGTCGGATCCGGGCAGGCTGGTGGTGGTGGTGCCGACGTTCACCGTCGCCGGCCCCGGAGGGCCAGTCTCGCCTTGCGGTCCTCGGATCATGCCGGCGGCGTACGGACCCGGTGTCATCGGCATGTAGTCGAGCAGGTCGATCACTTCATCAGACCAAGGTGCTTCGAACGTGCCGCCGGTGATCGTGTAGTTCGTGGCCTTGTTGTCGATCTTGATCGAGCCAAAGGTGAAGTCGTAGAACAAAGGCTGGTCGGGTTCGAGCTCGAGTGCCGCCGAGTTGCCCAGCAGCCGCACCGGTGCGTAGTTCAACGCGCGCGGCTCAACGAACTCGTCGGTCAGTGCCTCGTCGAACGTGACGCCGGCGAGGTCGGCGGCGATCTTCGCTTTCAGGCCGTGCAGCGTGCCCGGCAGCGGCGCGGCACCGGAGTCGGGCTTGCTGCGAAGCATCAGATAGCCGTCGGAGATTATCGCGGTGACAGGCAGCGGCAGGAAACCGGTCGGCGGCGACGCGGCGTGCGCGTGGATAACCTCGCCAGTACGCAGCTTCGGGGTGAACGTCACCACCGCGTCGATCCTGGTGCTGTTCGGGTTGTAGTCGCTGTCCGTCGACAGGTCCGCAATGATCGGCGCGAGGTGACACGTCACGGAGAAGTAGACAAGGTCTGCGCCGCCGGGCAGATGCCGAGATGAAGTCACGCTTGTCTCCTTAGACATAGATTGCGAGCGAGCCGATGACACCGGGGCGCGCCGCCCCGTTGGGTGCGTAGGTACCGAAGCCGCCGTACTGGCCGGTGGGCGCGCCGGCGTCCGACGCGGTCAAGATCTCGTTGTTGTTCTCGAACAGCCGCAGCGTGCCAGCCGTGGTCGCGTCGAGCGTGTAGACGCTGCCGTTCTTGAACAAGAAGTCACGCGCGGCGAGTTGCGTTGTCGTTCCCGCTTTGACGTAGCCGAGACGGACACGCGTCCACGTCATGCCGGCGAACACGTAGTCAGTGCTCGAGGCGTTCGCGGCGCGGCCGATGATGAAGTTCTCGCTTTGCCCGAACACGTCCTGCGGCGTCGAGCAGGTGACCGACACCTTATGCAGCGCAGAGCCGGCCGGCGTCTGATGCAGCGCGTAGGCCGACCGTTTCACGTTGTCGAGCGCAAGGTTATAGATCGCGTACTTGTTCGTGACGCCGATCGTGCCCTGGCCGGTGCCGTTCTCCCATTGAAGCCAGTTCGAGCCGAGCGTCGCGCTGTTGGGGTAGGTGGAGAAGTCCTCGATCACGACCGCGCCGCCCGTTTCGAGTTTCTGTAGCCGCAGCCCGATCGTGCCGATCGTGGCGATCGCCTGCGCCACAGTGTTAGAGAAGTCTTGAACGTTGGCGGTGTCGAAGCCGGACTGACCAGTCCACGCCGTAAACCCTTGAACGATCGAGTCGATCAGTTCTTGCACAATAGGTATCGGAATGTCGCCGCCGGGAGCGAACTGCGTCGGCCCGGTAAACGGCGGCGTCTTCGGTAGCTCTTCGTTGATGCGTTTCGTCGGGTCATGCGTGATGCTCAACTGCCGCCGGTCGAACGCTCTAGGCACCGGCGGGCTCCCGCTCGGCGACGACACGGAAAGCGCGGAACGTCGCATCGCGGTAGGTCGGGCCGAGTTGCTTGACGCCGAGCGGCGCGACGTCCTCGAGGGGGATCTCGCCGAGGTCGGCGAACTCGATCACCTTGAGCAGATACGACTGCGCCTGCCACTCGGCCGACTCCCGCATCAACCACAGCAGCACGTCCTCGTCGGTGCCCGGTAGCACCGGAACCCGGACTGTCCACGTCTTGCGGTACGCCATCGTGTCAGCCCTGCGGGAAGGTCACGATAGTCAACTGCGCGCCGCGCTTGTTGAAGCTATAGCTGCCTATCAAGCCGTCGTTGACCAGGTTGACGTTAAAGGTGGCTTCGGCTCCGGCGCGGATCGTGGCGACGCCGTTGTCCGGTGCGACAGCGGCGGTTGGGTCGTCGACCGACGAGAAGTGCGGCGTGACCGTTGTCCAGTGCGCGATCGTGCCGTGCGAGCGTGCGACGAGTATGCCGGCGACCGGATCTCCGACCCTGACCTCGCAGCCGATCGTCATGGGATCGGAGTCGCCGAGCTCCACGCCGAACGCTTTGATATGGCCGTGGACGTAGGGCACCCAGTCGTAGTCGAGCGGCGGGATGGTGAACGAGCAGATCGTATGCCGTTGTGTCAGACCGGTGTAATCGTTGAACGCCGCTTCGGGCACCGAGTACAGCTGCGGCTGCTTCGCGGCGAAGTCGGACGGCTCCCACATCTCTTTGTCGTCGTTCCAGACAATGGTTTGCCCGTCGGTGGGCGGCAGCGTGTTGTCGTAGTCCTCGGCCAACTGGATCGCCGCTGCGGGTCCGGCCGGGCCGCGCGGCGCGGCGATCTTGAAGTTCAGGTGCGGGTTGAGGCTGGTGCCGGACTGCTCGACGATCGACTCGCCGTCCGGTGGGATGACCTCAGTCGAAACGGTGATGTGCGGCGTCTCGCCCGGCTGACCCGGGGATCCCATCGCCTTCGCCTCGTAGTGATCGCCCGTCCACACGTACACCTGCGACTCGATCCACCAGGCTTTGCCGACGTCGGTCGAGTTGTTCAGATCGGTTGGAAGATCGGATGGTTTCGTGACAAGCAGGTCGTACTGCATCTGCACGATGTCGGCCGGGTCTCCCTTTTCGCCGGGCTCGCCCTTCAACGCGTCCAAGCAGATCACCGCATCCTGGCCGACGGCTTCCATCGTCGCGACCTGCATCGCCGGGGTGTCGCCGTCGCCGACGACGCCGTACCAGTGCGTGTTCGCCAGGAACGAGCCCAGGTAGACAGGGTCGCCGGGAATCGGTGCGCTCATTGGAAACTTCCCTCAATTCGGGTTCGGACGTGCCACGGCAGCGAGTTGTGCAGGTCGGTCGGGTTCGGGATCTCGCCCTGCGCCGACGTGTCGTCGGGCAGATCCGAGTCGGGCCAGTCGGCGGGCACCCAGTCGATCAGCCCGGCGATCTGGCCCGGCCGCGCAGGGATCGGCCGGCGTTTAATGACAGCGTTGTCCGGGTTGACGTCGCAGCCGGCGCGAGCGAGATGCCACGCGATGTGCAACGCCTTGTCGCCGAGATAGATGACGTCGCCGTCGGGTCCGCGCATGAACGCCAGCGCGTCGGCGAGCCGGCGCATCGCGGCCGAGAGTTGCTGCTGTGAACTCACGCCGCGACCGCCGCGCCGCCGATGAGTGTGCCGATCGCGTTCCAGCCGTCGGCGAGTGCCTTCATGCCCGCTTCGAACGGGTCGCGGTCGCGGTCCTTGCCGATCGAAAGTTCAGCGCGCACAGCGGTTGTATCGTCGTACCGCCACTTGATGCCCCGGATCTGCTCGGTGTAGTAGATGCCGTCGATCTCGAAGAGGCCACGGTCGCCGACGACGTAGTCGTAGCCGTAACACCACGGCTCGCCGTCTTTGGCTTGCATCGTGAACGACACTTTCGGCGACCTTTTATGCAAACCTTGCCGCAGGGTCAGCGCGGCCGACACCACGTACGCGTAGCCGTTGCCCTGCTCGAAGCCTTCCAGCAGGGCGTAGTCGTTGAGCCACGCCGCTGTCTTCGGGTTCGTGAACTTCGCATAGGCCAGGAAAATGTTGTCGGCCTGACCCTGGTAGACCTCGTTAAGGCCGGAGGTCGCCGGCATCTGGAAGTCTTGCCCGACGCCTGTGGTGATGGTGGCGTCGAGTTGGGCGAGCCCGTAGCGGGCACCAAAGGCGATCACCTGGTTCAGCCAGGTGGGGCTTTGGCCTCCGGTGTAGACGGTCTGCGAAGTCGCGCGCTGTAGTTTGTGTTCGCTCGACGCGAGGCCGGAGTATTCGCAGTCACGCCACACCAGGCTCGGTTTGTCCGGTGCGACGCCGAGCAGCTTACGAAAGAACGGGTCGGTGACGCCGTCGCCGTCGACGTCGAGCGGCACCAAGATCTCGGTGATCAGGTCATCTAACGTCGTGGCGATCAGATCGAGTGCGCCGGTGACCGGCCCGCCGATCGGCCCGGTCACACCCGACTTATCTTCGAACGCCAGCACCACGCACGCGCGGCTCGGCCGCGCGGCGGCTTCGCCGACGAGCTCGGCGAGCTCCGGGTGCGGCGACTCCTTGTCTTCGGGAAGCCAGATGTAATCGACGAGGCAGACGCCGGCGTCGTCCATCAGCGGCTCGGCCACAGAGTGCAGGTCGCCCCACTTCGAGGCGATCGGCAGCCAGCGGGAAGAGTCAGTGAACGGGTTGACAAACTGGCACTGGATCGGCCAGTGCAACGGGCTCATGTTGCCGGCGCGGGTCGTCGACCAGTGCAGCGGATCCATGACCGAGACAGGGACCGCGAGCAGCGGCCAGAAGTTGCGGGCCAGGTTCAAGAACGTGGTGAACGCCAAACCTGAACGAAGCGGCGACATCCAGACCCACGACTTGAGGGGCTGGAACTCCGGCGGACTGAAAGGCGTCGAAGCTATGCGGAGGTGCTTGGCGTGTTCCCGCAGCGAGATACCCTCTATCTCAACGCTTTTCGTTCCGTCTTCGCGTTTCACTGCGCGCACCGCTGTCACACGATAGCCGAGTCGGGTGCGCCAGTGCCGGGCGTTAGGGTTGGGGTCGATCGTCAGGTGCAGGTCTTCTTCGACGCGGGTTTCGTGCGCGCATAGATCGGCGAGCCAGTCCGACCAAGCCAGGCTGATCGTGATCGTCGCGGAGTCGTCCATCATGCGCCCGTACTCGCCGGTGCGCTCTGCCGAGACGGTGCCCAGATACGAAAACTGTTTATCCCACAGCCGCAGCAGTGGCCGCTGCCGGTTCGAGTCGATCACCAGCTGGCGGCGCGCGTCGAGCAGACGCCACTTGCTGATCGCGTCGTTGCCGTCGGAGATCTCGCGCGGCTTCGGTCGCGCCGGCCGGGGAACGAAACCACCCATCAGGCGAAGCCCATCTTGTACCACTGCGGCACGAGCGCAGTGATCTTCCCGTTCGGGTTCGTGTGCGTCACCCGGATCGACGTGGTCTGCTTCTTGGGTAGTTGAGAAGCGAACCCGACGCCGCCGGGCATCCTGCGGCCGACCGGGACACCGGAGTCGGCGTTACTGATGTCGCCGAGCAGATAGTCGAGGACTTCGCTCGAGCGGATCAGTTTGTAGTACCAGGTGTCGGTAGGGTCGGTGGATCCGGTCAGGGTGCGCTTCGCCGGGTCGGTGTCGACGAGCACCATGCCGTCGGTGTCAAAAAATTCGGGTAACTCGACCATGCGGTCGGTGATGCCGTCCTGAATCGTCACCCGGTCACCGCCGCGCGAGAACCCTTCGACGACGAACTTCGGCCACTGATCCCAATCGCCTCTGTTGGGTAGGTAGAAGACGCCGTTGTTGCGTCCGTTGATCGTCGCGTTCGCGGCGTCGTTGACCCACACCTTCGTGTACGGACGCTTGCTGTAGAACGGAAACTCGGCGTGCAACGTCATCGCCCACGACTGGCAGTTGTTGCCGTACGCGGTCGGATCCAGTTCGAGTGCTTGATCGTTCGCTTCGCCCTGACGAACCCGGATCCATCGCCAGCCGTGCGTGCGGGTGAACTCGCCCCAGTAGCCCGCCGGCGCGCGGTGATGCTCGGGCCAGTCCGACCACCACTTTTCCTCGAGCATCCTGTAAGAGAACTCATTGTCCGGGAAGCGTTTCCGGGCGAGATAGTTGATGTGCGGGCCGAGGATCACACCGAGGTTGAAGACCCGCTTGCGGTAGTCGGTGCGCTCAAGTTGCTCGCCGATACCGTAGGCAGGTGCCGAGTAGCGTTGCTCGAAAGGCGCGTGCATCGACCCTTGAAGGTTCGGGGCGAGCACCACACCCTCTTTGCCTGCCCAATCGCCGGCGAGGTTCCACAGCCGCTCCCCGGACGGCGACACGTACACCACTTTGGTGTGCTTGCCGCGCAGTTGTTTGCCCCACGGCCCGAGGTCGTACCACGAGGTGAACCGCTGCCAGCCCGGATGCCGGTCGGACACCGGCGCGTAGATCGGTGTGCCGTCCGGCCGGATCCACTCGTCGATGCCGAGCTCGACGTCTTGCTGCGTGTCGAAACGCGACCACAGATCGAAGCGGAGCTTATCGGTGCGGGTCATGGCCTCACTGCGTTCATGTTGCGTCGGTAAGCCTGGTTCTGGTGCGCGTCGATGCGCTGCGTGAACTGGCGTGGATCCATGCCGACGTTGCCGTTGACGACGACAGACGGGCCGGCCGGCGCGCCGGTACCCTGATGCGGTGCGTTCGACTGCTGCTGCGGCTGCATCGCGCCGTTCGGCAGCGGCTTGATGAAGTCGGCGATGTTGGGGATGCCGGGGATGCCGAAGCCGCCGCCGGCGGCGTCTGCGCTCGGTGCGCCGCCCTCGTTTTCGCTGCCGCCGAGGATGCCTTGCAGCAGACCGCCGCCCCAGTTCGCTAACGCCATGCCGCTTTTCACGTTCGCCCATTCGAAAGGATTCGAAAACAGCGATCCGTCGAGCCCGATCGACTCGAGCATGCCGGAGACAAGCGACTGCCCCAACGACGATCCGTCGCCGCCGCCGGCCGGCGTCTTCTGCTCGGCGACGGTCGTCGCCTGCTTGTCGGTGACTTCGGCGAGCCGCTGCTCGGCGGCTGCCTGCTTGCCCTGCGCCGCTTCAAGTGCCTGCAGTGCGGCGTCGCGACGCTTCGCCGCGACTGCTTGCTTGCTGGCGTCGGCTCCCTCGGCGGCGAGCCGCGAGATCTCGGCCTCGGCCTGATCGAGACGGGCCTGCGCCGACGTGACGCGGCCCTGCGCGGCGTTCACCGAAGCCTCCGCCGAAGTGATCGCGCTGTTGGTGACTTCGGTAAGTTTCTGCTCGGCGTCGGTGCGCTCGCCGAGCGCGGTGTTCAGATCGTCGCTTGTCTTCGCGAGCGTCTTCCATGAGCTATCCACCGGCCGGTAGAACTGCTGGGTAAACGACGCATCCCACGCGCCGGTCGCGCCGGCGGTGCCACCCGACGCCGCCGACGAGTCACCACCCCAGTTGAACGCGGTGCCGCCGGGCAGCGTCGCCTCCATGTGCGTGCCGTTGAAGCCCACCTGAAACGTGCCCGGCATCGGAACATCGGTCGGTAGGAAACCGCGCGACGTCAACCACTCGGCGGCGTTACCGGTCGACATCTCCCTGCCCGCCGTGGGCAGGCCGTCCATCATGTTGACCAGATCCTCAACCGCACTCGAGCAGTCGGCCAGGCCTTTGGTCAGGTCGGCGGCTTGGGTCTGCGAGTAGCTACCGGCCGGCACCCGAGACAGCAGTGCCGAGTCGAAGCCACCCGACATCGACACCGGCAGCGGCGAGCCGCTGGTGTAGCGCGACGACACCGACGACGCGATCGCGTCTCGGATCTGCTCGAGCGCGTTGACGATCGGCGAGGTCACCGCAGTCGACAGGCTGCCGATCAGATCGCCCGGAGCACCGGCAGGCACGCTCGCGCCGGCCGAGCCGGTCGGGGCGGACAGGTTCAAACCGAACAGCCTCGCGACCTCGGCGAGGATCCGGGTGGAGCGTTCACGTTTCGCCGGCGCGAGCGGTATGTAAGCCTCGCCGCCAGTCTCTTCCTCAGCGAAGACCGTGCCCGCGCCTCGGCCGTCGTAGATGTCGGCCTGCTGCGGCTTGTCGATGAACCGAAACCCGCCCTCGGCCATCGGCACGATCGCCCCGTCCGCGCGAGGCACGATCGCTCCGGCGGCGCGGGGCTGCACACCGGCACCGAGCAACCCGCCCACGTTGTTTGCGGTTACCTGCGCGTTCGACGTGTCGGTGAGCACCTTGACGATCGCGGTGTACTCGGCTTCTGCGATCGCTTGGATCTGCGCGCCGGCAGTCTCCGCGCCTTCCTGCTTGACGATGATCAGCTTGCCGTTATCGGTGCGGACCTTGATGCCCAGCGCGTCGAGCGCAGCCAGGACGAGCTCGGAGCCCTCTTCGTCGATCAGGATCTCTTTGTCGTTGTTCGTGTTGACCTGGACGCCGAGCCCTTTGAGAAGGTCGTAAACCTCTTGACCGCCCTTTTCGGTGATCGTGATCGGCACCTCGGTGGGCATCGCGGCGAACGCCGTTCGCACCCGAGCCGCCGACTGCTCGACGTTCTCCCCGAGTCGCGCGAGCACCGGCGCGGCGGTCGCGGCGGCTTCCTGCGCGCCGAGGATCGCGCCGCGCGCTTCGATCAGTTTCTCGGCGGCGAGCTTCCCGCCCGCGCCTTGACGTTCGAGCGCGCCGACGAGCGCGTCGAATGTCTGCTGCGAGCCGGTCACCTGCGCGTCGAGGGCTTCCTGAGACAGTTTCAGGTTGTCGATCGCTGCGGCGGCTTCGCTGTAGACGCGGGCCTCGTCGCCCTTCTTCTCAGCCAGGCTTGTTTGCGACCAGTCGGTGAGTCCGTTGAGCAGGCTGCCGTTCTCGTCGCGGAACCTGTCGAGGAACGATGCGGTGTTCTTCGAGCCGGCGTCGATCTCGCCGACGGTGGCCTGGATGCGCTTGGACGCTTCGAGTTTCGCGTTCTCGACGAGCAGCCCGTTAGACGCCAGCAGCGCGTCGTTGAGGGACACCTGCGCGTCGGCCGACGCTTTCACCGCAGCTTTGTAGCCGTCGGCTGCTGCTGCGGCGTTCGAGTTTTCGGTGGCGATCACACCGAACGCGGTCGCGCCGGCCATGAGCGCGATGTTCAGCGGCCCGCCGAGCACGCCGACGAGCGCGCCGGCCGAGCTCTTCAACGCGCCGAGGCCGCTGCTCGCGCTGTTCTTCAAGATCGACATCTTCGCGTCGGCCTTGGATAGCTCCGGGTTGGCCTGCTGCATGTAGGTGACCATCGTGCGCCAGGAGTCGGCGGCGTTCGCGACGCCGTCGCGCATCCCTTTGGCCTTCGGGCCGATGTTGCCGATCGCTGTCGACAGCGGCAGGAACGCACCCGACACTCGGGTCAGCACCGACGGCAAGAGTTTGAACGCGGCGAACGCACCGACGAACGCCGTCACCAGCCCTTGGTTGTTCTTCATCGCCGAGCCGATGCCGTTGAGCAGCGGGGCGAGTAGTTTGATGACGCCGGCGGCAGCCTCGAGCGCGACGGTGAACGCCTGCCACGCCGCCAGCCCGATCGCGCCGGCAGCCTTACCGAGTGACACTGCGATCGACGCGAGGCCGGGTGCTGCGCTCGAGATCGCGTCGCCGAGGGACTTGAACGCCGGGTTCTCGCCGATCTTGCCGAGGCTGTCCATGCCTTTCGACAGCGCGTCGAGCAGAGTCTCGAGCGGCCCGTCGACGACCTCGTACACCTTGAGTTGCAGCGACTCGAGTGCGTTCTTGACGCGCTCCCACGCACCGGGCAGGCCTTTGGTCTTCGCGGCGGACACGTCGGCCGCGCCGCCGAGACGCTGCACATCGCCGGCCAACGAGTCGAGTGCTTCGGCTCCACCGTTCGCGGCGATCATCGACGCGCGCATCGCATCAGATCCGAACAGCACCGCCGTCGCTGCCTGGAACTGCTCGTCGGTCATACGCTCGGACGCCGCCGCGACCTGCTTCAACATCTCCGGGTAGCCGACGAACGTGCCGTTCTTGTATAGCTCTAGCCCTAGTTCTTTGATCGCCGCTTGCGCCGGTTTGCCGCCGTCAGTGATCGCCAGCAGCGACGACTTGAGCATCGTGCCGGCGTCTGCGCCCTTGACGCCCATCTTCGCGAACATCGCCAGGCTCGTCATGGTGTCTTCGATCGGCACCTTGAAGCCGGCAGCGGCCGAGCCGCCCTGCGCTAACGCCGCAGCGAAGTCGGTGATCTCGCCGCTCGAGGCGTTCGCGGCGTTCGCCAGGAGATCGGCGACGCGGTTAGCTTGATCGGCACCGAGTTGGAACGTGTTCAGTGCGTCGGCCTGAATCGTCGCGGCCTGCTGCGCCGAAACGCCGGCGGCGGACGCGAGTTGCAGCGTGCCCTTCGCCGCTGTCATCGCCTCGTTGATCGTCAGCCCGCCTTTAGCGAGCTCGGTCATCGCTGCTGCGGCGTCGTTGACTGACGTCGCCGGCAGGCTGACATCGGTGCCTAGTTGCTTCGCGGCGTCGCCGGCGCGCGCCATCTCATCAGCACCCGCACGCGTCACCGCTTGAAGGGTGTTCATGTTCTTGGTGTAGTCCATGCCGACCGTCATGACCTGACGGAACTGGTCGACAACCATGCTTGCTACACCGGCGGCACCGAACGCCGCGAGGCCGGCCTTCGCGCCGGCCGAGAACCTGCTGCCGAACTCCTGCCCGGCGGCGGTTGCTTTCGCCGACATACGTGACGTGTCGACATCGGGTGCGACCTTCGCGCTGCGGCCGAAGATCTCGCCGAACCTGCGGCCCGCGCTCGACGCCTTCGTCGACATCTTCGACGTGTCGACGTCGGGGTCCGCTTTCGCGCTGCGCGAGAACAGGTCACGGAAACGCCGGCCGGCCTGGTTCGCTTTCGCTGAGGACTTCGACGTGTCGACGTCCGGGGAGATCTTCGCCGCCGACTCGACCCTGCGGAACGCGTCTTTGATGTCGCTTTCCATTTTCTGCGTCGAGATCGCGAGCGTCACCCACGCGGTACCTAGCTCGGGGATGGTGCACCTCCTCTCAACAGTTCAAGAACTTCGGGTGAAACGATCTCTTCGAAAGTGGCGGTCTCCCACGTCGGCCCGTCGTAAACCTCCGGCGGTTCGACACCAGGTCGCGCTATCCGTTCGGGGAACGGCTGATCCTTGCCGCCCTCGAAGTGAACTGCGGTGTAACGCCAGCCGAGTTTGCGTTGCTCGTACAGTTGCTCGGCGGCGATGTGGTCGGCGATCGTCCAGCCTTCGTGTCGGGCGTGGTAGATCGCGGTGCCCGGCTGCGCGGCGGTCACATAGACCCACAGTCCGCGCCAGCCGAGCTCGTCGAAGTCGAGTCGGTCAGTGAGTAGATCGCGCTCGACGGCGTCGGCCAGCTCCCCGGTCACGACGCCGGCGAGCCAGGCTATTCCCCCGGCGTCATCCCCTTCTCGCCTTCGGATCTCGCGGTCGCTGCTGCGGCCCACGCTTTGAACAGTTCGTCGAGCGGGTCGCCGTCGGTGTCGTCGAGCGCGAGAAGCAGTTCTTTCGCGGTGTCGCACGCCGCGCGGTCGATCGCGGCGAACTCGATGTCGACGTCGGTTTGCAGCGAGCGGATCTTGTAGAGCCAGGTCTTCGAGTAGATACTCGCGAACGGCTTGAGTGCGATCACGGTGCCGTTGGCGAATGTGTGCAGATACAGATCTGCGGTGTCGTAGTGCGCCGACCAGTCGTAGTCGGCGTCGCCGGGCTTCGGCTTCGGCGCGGCCGGCTTCTCGGCCGGCGGCTCGAGCGTCGTTTTCTCTTTGGGCACTTCTCATTCCACCTTGGCTCGCCTCGGCCTACGGGAAGCCCCCCTGCGCCGCGCCAAGGCGGGACAGACGACGCAGGGGGGTGACCGTGTTACTTCGCGGTGACCTTCGGAGCCGAGACGTCAGCGGCGACCGGGGTTTCCGTTTTCAGCGGAACGGTGCCGGTGGCGTCGTTCAGCACGGTGTAGACGTAGCTGGTGAAGCCCTGGCTGTCGGGGAAGATCGAGTACTTCGCCTTGAACACGGACCACTCGCCCGGCTTCTCGACGATCGGGTCGAGGGTTTCCAGCTGCGCGTCGGGGATGCAACGCCGCCGGCGCACCTTCCCGTCGACGGTGTCGACGATGTACGCGCCGTGCTCGGGCATCTCAACGGAGTGCCGCACCGCGATCTGCGTGCCGTTGGTGGCGTCCGCCGGCGTCACGGTGACGTTGTCGGTGCCGTACAGCGCGGCGAGCAGTTCGGGGTTCAAGAACTCGATGAACGTGACCTCGAACATATCGTCCATGCTGGTCTGCAAGCTGCGGACGACCTGGCCGTTCCAGTCTTTGCGCTTCTCGACCTGACGCTCGCTCATGTAGGTGTAGCCGTCCTCGCTGACACCACCGAGGCGGATGCACTCGGCGGGCCGGTCGGACAGCGCGTCGGTCGGCAGCGCGACGGTCTGCGGCACCAGGAAGATGCCGCCGGTCACGTTCGGCTTACCGACGAACGTGTTCTTGCTCAAGGTATGAGCGGTCGGGGTAGGTGTGGTCATGGGGGTGTTCCTCCTTGGAAACCTGTTGCTATTACCGGTAATACAGTTGCGACTGGACCGTCCACACGACGTTCACCTGATACAGCGAACGGTTCGGAATGTCCGGGTCTTCGGTCGGGAACGGTCCCGTCTTCTCGACGGGCTCGCTGACAAGTTGCAGCTTTTCGCCGCTGTCGTACACATCGACCTCCATCTCGGGGGCCGCTCTCATCACCGCCGCGCACGTCCGCGCGAGCGTTGAGCAGAACTCGTCGTCGGTGCCGTACACCTGCACGATGACCTGACACCACTGCGTCCGCATCGTGGTTTCCGCGCCGGGCAGCGCGAAGCACCTGATGAACCAGTCCGGCAGCGGCGACGGGATCCGGGTGCCGACGGCGATGCCGGTGATGCCCTGCTCGGCGAGGCCGGCGATCAGATACTTACGTGCCACCCGATCCATATCGGGAAACATCAGCAGGTCAGGCACCGGACTCCGCTGAGTAAGCCCTGTGCAGTGCAAAGGTTTTCGCTTCGTGCCGCGACGCTCTAATCGACGTCGTGGTGACGCGGTAGCGGGCGCGTTTCTCGTCGCCGGCTTCTTTAACCTCGTAGTACGGTTCGGTCGCCGCCGGCGACGTCGTCGAGGGGATAGCGTTCGCGCCGGCGGCGATACGTTCGGCCGGTTCACGGATCAACGCGTTCGCCGTTGCTGATGTTCGTAGCGCGTTGAAGCCGGCGTTCTTCGGGACGAACTTGATCGCCATGTCAGCGCACCATCCTCAGTTCGACGACCTGCCGGCCGGGTGCGAAGCCCCACGGCCCGTAGTCGTAGTTCTTCGGCAGGCCGGTCACTTCGAAGAGTTGACCCTCGACGGTGAACCGGTCGCGGTGATCGACAAGCAGGGTGGCGTCGACGACGAGGGCGAGCTCGGCGACGACACGCTCCGATCCTGTCGGCGGGCTGGCCGGTTCCTCCGATGACACCGGCCACCACACGCACGGCACCGCGACGTCGTCGAGCCAGCCCGGAGTGATGTTGCCGTGTCCGTCTTCCTCGCCGGCGGTGTAGGACTGATGCTGCGCGATGAACGGCAACGGGAACGCCCTCACGACGCGTATCCGTCCCACAGGGGTTGCCCGGTGCGGGTGAGGTTCGCCCCGCAGGAACAGTGCGGCTCGTTGAAGGTTTTGCAGCAGATCTCGGCGTGCTGCGGCGACGCCGCCGGCACGGTGTCGTAGTTCCATGCGCCGCCGGCCGAACTGGATCCGGTGTTGCACAGTGCTTTCAGTGCTTCGATCTCGGCCGGGGTATACATACCCGAGCGTCGGTAGCTCGAGTCGATGGTGATCCCGAACGGGCCGGCTGTCTGCGATGTGACCGCGCCGGTGTCGGCGGCGTTCCAGCGCAGGATCGCGCCACGAATGATCGCTTTCGCCGCGTCGTCGTACTCGAAACGCGGGTCGAGGATGCACGGCGCGTACACAGCGGCGATCGCGAGTGCGTCGTCGCACATCGCTTGCGCCTTATCGGGCGGGATCTCGGCGAACGGCTTGAGGTCGTCCGGGGTGATCGTTACCGCTGGCATGAGAGGTGTCCCCGCAGGGCGGGGCTCGGGATCGCCGAGCCCCGCCTGCTGAGGGTTTCCTACTTCGCGGCCTTCGCGGTGCTGGTCTTCTCCACCACCGGGTCGGGAGTGACTGTCGCGGCAGTGGTTTCGATCACCGAGAAGTGATCCTCGAACACATACCAGCCGTAGACGATCTCGGTGCGGAACAAGATCTCGTTGTGGCCGGCGAGGTCGCGGCCGGCGTTGTCCGGGTCACCGAACTCCAGCATGCGGAAC